CAGATATAGAGTCGTACGACCAGTTTCTAGAGCTACCCGAACATATAACAGACGAATGCTATATCGAACATAACTTCAAACAACGATTACAGAATATAGAAAACCCATCTTACTGGGATAATTGGATATACGATGATCTAACCGAACCTGTACTCGAGAATAATAGAATTGGGTTCCGTTACAAGAACATAGTATATGTTCCTGTACCAAAATGTGCTTCGTCGTACTATCGTAAATTCTTTGGTGAATATCTAAAATGGGAGAAGGTTAAACTTCACGAATTAGATTGGAATAAGATTCATGCCTTTGGTTTAATCTTACATCCATTAACTAAACGGCTAAAGGGCCTAGTTGAAAGTTTAACTACTGCGTGCGACAAAGATGACAATATAGTGCATGAGCTAATTAACACAGAGGCGTTTATTAATTTCACTAAGCACACTGTTATGGGTGATTCGCATACTCTTCCTTACTCTATAGAGTACGAGCATTTGTATGACATTGACTGGATTCCAATCGAAAATATGGACCCGGAACGCATAAAACTTCTTGTCAATAAGTTCATGATGCATTATAATGTACCTGTAAGAACTATAAAAAACGACGAACTGATTTATAAATCCAATACAATAAAACGCAAAGCGTACGATAAAATGCGTGATGCTTTTTTATCACACACAAGCAATGAAACTATATACCGTTTGTATGCAGACGACTTAAAATTCTATCATACACTAGTTAAAAACTTTAATGCATATGGAGAGAACTGGAGAGAAATATCATGGCTAAGATAAAAATAGCTGAACAATTTTACAGCCTACAAGGAGAAGGATTATACGCTGGAGTTCCTAGCGTATTCTTAAGAACCTTTGGATGCAATTTCCAATGCCGTGGGTTTGGGATGTCCGAAGGTGGATTGTCCAAAGAACCAGAACGCATTGCAAATAGTATAGATCTCGGTGAAGCCGATTACAATACATTACCATTGGCTAAAACAGGTTGTGATAGTTATGGTAGCTGGCATCCGAAGTTTAAGCACCTTAGTAAGATGATGACCACTGAAGATATTGTGTCGGAGTCAGTGGATATAGTAGATCAAGGTCGGAGTTTCAACCATCCTAATTCTAGATTTAAAAATATCCACTATGTTATTACCGGCGGTGAACCATTATTGGGATGGCAGAGATCTTATCCTAAACTGTTTGACCAGTTACATATTACGGGATTTAGAAACGTAACATTTGAAACTAATGGCACACAAGAGATAACCGCTGATTTTAAAGATTATCTACTTAACAGTCGTCTGTTAGATAATCGCATGAATCTCACATTTAGTGTTAGTGCTAAGTTAAGTGAATCAGGCGAAACACACATTGATGCTATTAAACCCGAAATAGTAACATCATATCAACAACTTGGTAATGTATATCTAAAATTTGTAGTATCAGACAACTGTAATTTAAATGAAATATATAAAGTAATTAACGGATACAGAGAGTATGGATTCAACGGAGAAGTATATTTAATGCCAGAAGGTGGTACTCCTGATAACTACTACGCAAATACCCGAAAAGTTGCCGAACTATGTATGATGGAAGGATATAGATATAGTCCTAGGCTTCAAGTAGATTTGTGGGGGAATGCGAATGCTACGTAAATTAAAAATAGCTGATTTAATATAAGTAAATAAAATTTAATAGTTGAGGAACATAATATGTATTTAGATGGTATATTTGATTTATTCAAGAAGAAGAAAAAATTAAAGCCTAAAGAAAAAACAGAGAAGGATCTAGCTACAGAGCGTGGAGAACCATGGGTTACCGTTCTTGCTATGGATGTAGACCCCGACGATCTTAACAGCGGAGCTTTCGAATTAGATTGGAACGAGTACTTTGTTGCTAAACTTATTAGAGCTGGATACCAAGGCAAAGATGACGCAACCATTGTAGACCAATGGTTTCAGAACGTATGCCGTCATGTTGTAATGGAAACATACGAACAAGAGCAAGCTATCAAATGATGTTATATGTCAACGGGGATAGTCATGCAGCGGCGGCAGAAGCTGTTAATTCGTATGCATTCGCAGAAGACGACTCTAGACTAGGACATTTACAAAGAATGCCGCATCCAGATAATCTTGCTGTGAGTTGGGGTAAACAATTAGCAGAGCTAATTAAGACAGGTTTTAAATGCGATGCTGAAAGCGCCGCAAGCAATACTAGAATCATTAGAACAACTAAAGAATGGGTGGATAACAACAAACATAACTACCCTGAATTAATAGTAATAATAGGGTGGAGCACATGGGAACGCGAAGAATGGCTAATAGATGATACTTATTATCAAATTGGTGCCAGTGGTATCGATGATGTTCCTAGTAGCCACAAAGAACAGTATAAAAAATTTGTAGCTAATGTTAATTGGACAGAAAAAACCAGTCAAGCTCACGAAGATGCTTGGGAATTACACAAATGGTTAGAAAATAAGGATATAACACACGTTTTCTTTAACTGCAACAATGATTTTAGTGAAATCCTAGTAAAAGAACGTCACAATTGGGGTACAAGTTATATTCAACCATACTCCAATCATGGTACATACGATACTTACTTAAAAAGCAAATGCTATTACACCGTATCCGTAGATTCGTATCATTATAGTGTAGATGGACACACAGAATGGTCCAGGTTTTTACTAAAGTATATCGTTAATAACAATCTAATCTAACTAAACAACAAAAGATAACTAAAAAAGCAATAGGGCGGCTGATTTTAGCAGATGCGCTAATATATGTAATAATTGATGTTATTACTCTTACAGGAGTCGCAATGCACGCCTTAGGCTCTTACGCTACACCGTGCCTAAGCAACGGATAGACAACTTAATAGCCTAAGGCGAGGCTACAGAGGGTAATGGATGGTAGTTGCCGCTTACTTGTTGGACATTGCTTATACTGGTTCTAATGGGTTAAAAATATAGCAAATAATCAGTTTAAAAAATTGACTTTTAAACACTTATTTGCTATAATATCAAAATGAAATATCTTCTAGTCGATACAGCCAATTTATTTTTTAGAGCAAAATATTCAGCACACAAACTAGCCGACACGTCGACTAGACTTGGATTTAGCTTACATTTAATGTTTACATCCATTAATAAAGCACAGCGTAAGCTCAATGGAGACCACATTGTATTCTGCTTGGAGGGTAGAAGCTGGCGGAAAGATGCATACAAACCTTATAAAAAGAATCGTAAGACGGCTAGAGCTAAGTTAACTAACGCAGAAATCGACGAAGATAAACTTTTTTGGGAAGTTTTTGAAGATTTTACTAAATACATACAAGAGCAAACAAATTGTACTGTTCTTCGCCAAGATAATTCAGAAGCTGACGACTTAATTGCCCGCTGGATTACCCTTCACCCACATGACGAGCATGTGATTATCAGTAACGACACTGATTTCAACCAACTGATCACTAACCAAGTTGTGCAATACAACGGCGTGTTAGATCAATTAATTACATTGGATGGCTACTTTGACGATAAAGATCGCCCGGTAATTGATAATAAGACTAAAAAACCAAAAGAGCCCCCTAATCCCAATTGGTTATTATTCGAAAAATGTATGCGAGGTGATACAGCGGACAATGTTTTTAGCGCATATCCTGGAGTTAGAACAAAAAGTACAAAAAAACGCATTGGTCTTATCGAAGCATTCGGAGACATAGATAAAAAAGGCTATGCCTGGAATAATATAATGCTACAACGATGGACAGATCATAACGACCTCGAACATCGTGTGTTAGATGATTACGAGCGCAACTGTGGTCTAATCGACTTAACACAACAACCAGACGAAATCAAAGAAGCTATCGATACAATGATTAAAGAGTCTGTTACACAGAAACATACAAAAATGGTAGGCATTAAGTTTATGCGTTTTTGTGCTAAACACGAATTAATTAGACTAGCGGAATCGCCAGAACAATACAGTGTGTGGCTTAACAACAAATACAAAGGAGAATTAAATGATTAAAGCAAAACCAGTTATCCATGGAGAATCCTGGATATTAAGAGACGGAGATAAAAAAATAGGGTCAATTAATGTAGATCAAAAAGGTTTTAGAATTGATGTAAACAACAGAACTAAACATTTTGCAGACATTTCCGAGCTATTAGATAGAGTCAATATTGAGTTTTCAGATGACGTTAACCCATCTAAAGACAACTTATTTAACTATCCATACGATGGGCCTGTCTTTAACAGTGTGTGGGATGTTCAGCAAAAGCTACCTATGTACACCAAAGAGAAGGATAGTAAAAGTTGGTTTGCGGCGGGATATTACAAAGTGAAAGTTAAAAACAAGTTCCAGGTTATGTTTTCGCCTAAAATTATCATCTTACAACGTGGCGAGTACAAGGGTCCTTTTATAGCAGAACCCACAATCACATGATACACATCTCGCGGTTTATTGACAAGATTAAGTTCTTAGAAGCACAGCAGAGCAAAGAATTTAGATGTAGTATACAAGAAGCTAAAGACTTACACGGGGATATCACAAAACTGCTACTAGCATTAGAAGCATCTAAGGAGCTTAATGCTTCAGCAAAGCAAACGCCATCCGGAAATATCCAACTTTCGGGTGAAAATTGGTGATAAATAATATGTATGAGCAGACCCGAACCAATAGTCCTCGAACAAATCGTCGACAACAAAACATATAAAATAGATCAAGTATTAAAGAGTGATGGTATATGGGCCGTTTACTACAAAGATAGTCCTATTAATCTAAAGATAGAAAACATGCTTGTCCGATGCCCAGGTCCAAAATATAAACGAGTATCATTCTCCAATCCCGGCCACGCAATCAACTTAGCTAAAAAACTAAATGAAAAATTTAACTCAATGGAATTTACAGTCGTATTGCTGACCGAAGGTGAAACTATCTATTCAGCAAATTAAAGGTATCGTCACTGAAGAGATTACAAAATCTCATGATGTTTCATACCCTAAAATATGGTTCAACATATCACAGGCTGGAGGATTACGGCTTACTGAGATAGGTTTTAAGATTTTAAAAATCGAATACGAGTCATACTTATTCAAATGTTGTCCAAAAAGGGGATTCCTCACTGCTGGTAAATCACTAGCATTAGACCATAACCTAACATGTCCTTATTTTATATCAATGAAACCCGATTACGGTTTCAACATTACTTTATTTGGGAACAAAGAAGCAATGATGGTTAACTTGTCTGGAGATTTTGATTCGTATCTTGCAACGTTTCGCCCATTTGCCTAATGAACTCTGTTTCTATATAGTCTAAATACCCATTAAGTAAATAATCCTGGTTCTTCTTTAATCTAGGCAACAACTCCTCGTAATTAAACTCACCTCTTAATATGTGTGTGTTCTTGTCTATAGCTGATTTCCAACGAATATTATTTGGTAAATTATCATAACTGTTATCTAATATATCGTCGAACATATCAAACCCATAACGCCTTACATCAGCAACAGCACCTTTATGAGCTATTAGTATAGGTAACTGTAAACTAGCAAACGCCATTAATGTTTTCTCTGTAATAATACCACTGGGCTCGTTATATAA